TCCTCTCTATGAGCTTTCTGTGGGGTGTTGCCAAGACCGCTGCCGCTGCGAATTTGAATCGTGGCGTGCAGAGCTTCAGTCCTGCATCCTGGGTGTATGGGGCGTACACTAGGTGGCAGGCGAGGCGGCGCTGGGGTCCTTACCTTGGTGCTTTGGTCATCCTCATAGGCTCATTGTCCTATGGACAGATCTTCGACGTTCTTGGCCTGGTGATTAAGTTCATTCGAGCCACACGCAGCAACCACACTGCGGTGAGTTTCCAGCCTGGATCCCAGACTCAGTATGAGTACAAATCTGGAGTGAAACCTGGTTACAAGATTCCGTGGTGGTGGTTGAGCGTGTTCCTGAGTTTGAGTTCGCTCAGGTTAGGGAGGCTGCGGTCGCGCAGTCTGCCGCTGTTGGGTTGGCAGACCCCGGCGGTGACTCCCCGGTTCTGGGGAGGATCCTGGCTCGGCATTAACCTGGTTTGGTGTGCCGGGAATACTTTGTGGCGGCAGTATCAGTCGCCCATTGGTGCCGTTTTGACTACTAGGCTTATTGCGAGTAGTCTGGAGTTTAAGCAGTTGAGCTCTAGCCAGATGAGGCAGGTGTTTGTTGACACCCCCATGGCGATGGCAGACCCGCAGGAGAACCACACGCACGGCGTGTCTGCGGCCGACCGCAATTGCAGCAGCGCTACTTCGGCGCTGGTGGCTCGTTCCCTCGGGCTGGAGCCGTACTTTGTGCAGATGTCTTTGTCTGACTCAAGGCGCGGCAAGGACGGTGATCGGTCGTTCTACTGGGCGAAGGACCTTGCGGTGCCCCCGCAGGAGTTTCACTTCGACCCGGCAACACAGGCGGCTGTGTTGGTCGATGTCGACCATTACATCGACATGCCGCAGTTGTTGGCTAGGTTTCCTGGTACCTACCTCATCTGCAGCTTTCAGCCTCAGGCCGTGGCCAAGGCTGATGGCGAGTACACTTTCCGGTTTTTGGCTTCGGGAGAGGTGCTTTACCGCGTGAGCGGGGGCGCCGAGTATAGCCACCGGGTGTGGGACTACGCCGGTGACACCTTGCTCGTGGAGGACGCTGGCTTGCTTCAGAAGAAGGTCACTTCGTATCATGTTGACCGCAAGCACGTGGATGATCACCATCAGGTTATTCTGCTGAGTTCCATCGGCAGTTTTAACATTCCGAGCGCTTTGCCGACCAGCTGTTGTCTTGCTGGAAAGCGTCTCGAGCGGCTCAATCCTGTTTTTGGCAACCACGTTGTGTTGGACGTGGTTAAGAAGGATGGGCTGCATCGCAGCGTGGCCATACTCGGCGACCATAACGCTGTGACGTTGCCCAAGTCCCAGTTCGACGCTGTTCACGCCGTGGCGGTTGTGGCCAAGGTGCCTATTACGCCTGCCATGGTGGCGAGTAACATCGCACCGTCGAGCTCGGCCGGTCTTCCGACTGAGCGGATGCCCCCTGGCCACGCAGCGATAGTGGCGGGGTACATTCGCGCCGGCGTACCTGAGTTTCCGCCGGTTGTTTACCCTCCGAGTGAGTCGATGTTGCCGATATGGTTTGCGAAACACGACTACGATGCGCCCGTGCCTTTGGCCGGGTTTGGGTCTCCGCTCATAGACCCGTGCTACGGATTTGCTGCGAGCGTTGCTTCTGACGACCGCTGCATTGCCGGGCGCCTCGAGGCTTTTCAGGGAAAGTATGAGAAGCCGTTGCCCCCGAGCTTGGCCGGATTGATGGTCGAGTTTTGCGAGTTCTTGATTCCCGATGCGCATCGGGGGCACCCTGTCGGACATGATGAGGTCCATGACCGGCAGGACCGCCCCTCCCAAAGGGCCATTTTGGAGGAGGCGGGTGTTACCGGACCGTTTTATAGGCGTGTGTGGGACGCCTTCAACAAGAAGGAGACGTACCCTAAGCCTACGGATCCCCGGAACATTTCGCAGTCGACTCCCCCTGCGAAGTTGGCGTACAGTACCTATATGTACGCCTTCCATGACGAGGTGATGGCGAAGCAGCCTTGGTATGCATTCCGCTACACCCCGGCCGATTGCGCGGAGCGCGTGTGTGACGTTCTGCAGGACGCTGACTGGTGCGTCCTTGGTGATGGCAAACGGTTTGACGGGCACGTGGGTCGTCGTGCTCGTATCCTAGAGCGGATGTGTCTGCTCAGGTTTCTCGCCACTGAGCATCATTCAGGGGCGAATGAGGCGGCTGATGAGCAAATTGGGCTGCCTGGCACGACCGAGTTTGGGCGGAGGTATGCTTCTGGGTACTCCCGTGGCTCGGGGTCGTTGGAGACTTCTGACTTCAATTCGTGCTTGACCGCGTTTATTGACTACTGTGCGCTGCGGCATACTACGGTGAATGGTGTCAAGCTGAGCCCTGAGCAGGCTTGGGCGCGGTTGGGCGTGTACGGCGGTGATGACTCGTTGTCCACCGCTGATCCAGCTGCTGTGAAGAAAGGCGCGGAGTTGATGGGACAGGACTACGGCTGTGTTGTCGTGCGGCGTGGGGAGATCGGCGTGAAATTTTTGAATCGCTGTTTTGGCCCTGCGGTTTGGCATGGGGATCGGAATTCCATGGCCAGTCCAAAGCGGTTGTTGGCTAAGCTTTGGGTCGGGCCGAGGTGCTTGAATCAGCCCTTGGTCCGGTTTGCGGAACGCCTGTCTGGTTATTACAGGATGGACCGCAACTCGCCTGTCATCGGTGAGATTTGCCGCGTTAGTCATGAGCTTTTGGGTGACTACGTGGAGGGGGAGCTTATGCCGTGGGATGGCAAGCACCTCGAATCCAACTGGCCCAACGAGGACGAGACCGGTTGGATGGTGCAGGTGTTTGACACCGATATTCCTGATTTCGATTGGGCCCGGTTCCGGGGGTGGATTACCGCTATGGACCACTCCCGGGACTCTGAGCTGTTGCTGAGGGCGCCGCTGTGCACGTCGGCTGCTCGGCTCGAGGCACCTGTTGTTAAGGTCCCGTGTGTTGTGGGTGAGGAGATGGTCCCTCAGGCCCCGGTGGAACCACCCGCCGGCGCCGTTCCCGCAGCTCCCGGAAGCGACGCTGGCGCGACTCTGTCTGCCGACGCCAGCGCCGAGCTTCCTCCTAAGGAGAAAGAGGAGGCGGATGCTCCTGTTGCTCTCCCGGCCGCTGTTGTGGCGGCTGAGGTTAACGTGCCGGTCGTAGAGGCTGCCACGGGCTTGAAGAAGCATCAGCGGACTGGGACCGCGAAGACCCCTCAGAAGGCCGAGGGGCGCGCCCACGAGAGGACGTGTCCGTCGAAGTGGGTGGAGCCGAAGAAGCGGGACAATGAGACCGATTTGGCTTTTAGGGCTCGCCTTGCCAAGTGGAAGGCGACCCGCGCCAAGGTGGCCAAGCGCCTTGGCGTGGGGCTCGGGAGCGGAGGCTCCTGAGCGCCCTTGCCGGCGCCTGCCCCTAAAGAGCCTGGGGTAAAGGCACCGGCCCGTTGCGGTGGCGCGTTTGGCTTGGACGCGCCTTGCCGAATTGTTTTCGGTAGTAATAATTGCAACGAAATGTCTCAGAATCAGAACAGCCGGCGCCAGAAGAAGCGCGCTCAGCGCGCGCAGGCGCAGTCCCCGCTGTACCAGCAGGCAGTGGCAGAGGCGGCCCGCATGAAGGGGTCGAAGCTGACCAAGGCTGAGAAGCGGATGCTCCGCGGTGCTGTCTCCGGCAACCGCGGGATGGGGCGGTTTACCCGTGAGGGACCTGCCCAGGGGGGCGCGATTGGCCAGGATGATGCTGGCACGCGCCTCCAGCACGCCGCCCCCCAGCTGACGGACGTCCTGGAGAAGGATGAGTACGTTGGCGACGTGCTTGGTTCCAATGGAACGGGAAACGTGGTGGTGACCAAATACCCCATCAACCCGGGCCAGGCGAGCCTCTTTCCTTTGGGTTCGGCCGAGGCGGCCAAATGGACCTGCTGGAAGTGCATCAGCTGCGAGCCCTATCTCATGCACGAGGTGAGTGAGTTCGCGACTGATGGGTCGACGGGCAAGGTGATCCTTGCGGTGGATTACAACGCCGCAAACGACACGCCCACGACCAAACAGCAGGTGGAGGACATGCACTCCGCTAGCTGTATGCCGTGCGAGGATATTGGGCTGAAGCTCATCCCCGCGCTGCTGAACAGGGCTGACCCGAAGTACATCCGCACTGGCGTGAAGCCGGCGGGGACGGATATCCGTCTGTACGATGGGGGCAACCTCTTCGTCGTGGCCGCTGGCCAGGCTGGCAACAGCAAGATCAGCGAGCTGCGAATCAGGTACAAGTTCCAGTTGTGCCTGCCCACGCTGCTCAACCCCACGGGTGGGCTGAGTGATGATGCTACCGTGGCCCAGTTCGCAACTCCGGGCTGGCCCGCAAACACGGGAGGCGAGTCGTTGACTAGTAACACGCCCCTCGTGCTGTTGGTAGCGACTGCTGTCGCTAACGGCATTGGAGCCGTTAACACCTCTGGGACCATTGTGCCGCCTGCTGGAGACTATCGTGTCACAGCGACGTTGCAGTTGAATGCGTCTGGATCGGTGATGACCAACGGTCTTTTGTTCCTGAACAAGAACGGCGCGGCCATTCAGAGAACCGTGTTCAATCTTGCGGGAGGTGGCACCACAGGCAGTGAGGAGCTCACTGCTGATTGGATCGTGTCGATGAACGGCACCGATTCTGTTTCGATAACGGCGCAGGCCGTTTTCGGATCGGGGACCGTATCGGCGTTTGGGTCTATCATCCTCCAGTTGGTTTGAGCAGCATGAGAGCGCGAGTCAGGTAAAATGTGCGCTATAAAGACTATAAAACCGCCGCCCATAAAAATAACCATATATAGAGAAAAACGGC